GCACAAACGCGAAGGCGCCTCAGAAATCATGCAGAAAATACGCTACTGCTACGAGATGCTGCCCAACCACATCCGCGCTGGCGTCGCAGAATACAACAAACAGACGCTAACCTTCGACAACGGCTCACGTATCCTATCACAGGCTACTACGCCAACTACGGGTCGTGGTCTTGCGTTGTCGCTTGTATACCTCGATGAGTTTGCATTCGTGCCGCCGCAGATTGCGCGTGAGTTTTGGACTGCTATTTCTCCAACACTATCTACAGGTGGTAAGTGTATTATTACTTCGACACCTAACGTAGATGATGACCAGTTCGCTGAGATTTGGTTTGAGTCGCAGCGCACGATAGACGAGTTTGGCAACAAGAGCGAAACGGGGCGCAACGGCTTCAAAGGCTATCACGCTACATGGGAAGCACATCCTGATCGCGATGAAACTTGGGCGCGTATCGAACGAGCAAAGACGAGCGATGATAGGTTCAAGCGTGAGCATGAGTGTAAATTTATCTCATTCCAAGAAACACTTATCAATTCCAAGACGCTAACAGAACTAAGCTTCAACGGTATAGAGCCTATCAAAAGATTAGGCCAAGTTAGATTGTATGCTCCGATTCGCGATGGTCGAAGCTATTGCGTAGCGTTAGATCCATCCATGGGAACCGGCGGCGATAACGCAGCCATACAAATATTAGAATTGCCCTCACTAAAACAGGTCGGTGAGTGGCAGCATAATCACAGCCCTGTCGAAGATCAAATAAAAATCCTCCGTAGCATCCTGCTTCAAATCCAGCACGAAGCACCTAAGTCCGATATCTATTGGACGGTAGAAAATAATTCTATGGGCGAAGCAGCCCTTGTAGTAATCCGCGACACTGGAGAAGAACGATTCCCAGGCACGTTTATGCATGACCCTAATCGCCACCTCGGTCCTAAAAATCGCAAGGGTTATAACACTACGCATCGAACCAAGCTTGAAGCTTGTGCAAGATTCAAGTCGCTCGTCGAGAGTGGCAAGCTACAAATCCTTAGCAAAAACTTGATTCACGAACTCAAATACTTTATTGCCAAAGGTAATAGCTACGAAGCTACTCTAGGTGAGAATGATGATCTTATCATGGCAATGATGCTAAACATACGCATGATTCAGCATATTGCAACATGGGACAACGACATATACACAACCATCAATACCAACGTGAGTGGCCGATTTGAAGACGACTCCGACGACATGCCATTCCCTATGCTTGTAATCTAAGTAGTTTTTGATAAATACTACATTATGATAAACTACGAAAAAGTTGCTGAGAAAATATTCGCTGTCATCAAAGGGCATGGTCATACGCTTGCTATGTTCAAAGAAGATGGCATGGACACTACTGATGCTGCCGAAGCTCGTAGATTCTTCGTCCAAAAGCCAAATTACATGGTCACACTCGACGACGAGTCCAACACAATCAAAATCAATAAGAACAGCAACCTAAGTCTTGATGACCTCGAAAGTATCATGAAGCAGTTGAAGAACCTAGCGCGAGCAAATATGCTCAACACGCATGTTCAAGTATTCGGCAAAGAAATTACACCGAAAGACTTTGCATATCAAGCCAAAAAATATAGGAATAAAGAAATGGGCGAAATCACCGAAGCATCCCTATCACGTATGAGTGGCAGCACAAAGACAAGCTACCAAACACTAGAATCCGTTAAGATGATTGTGCGCCACCGCAAAGCAGTAGACGAAGAAGTCCGCGGTTCACGCAGTCGCCAAATCTCTGCTATTTTCCTAGAGCAGGCAGGCGAGCGTTTCCGCTTCCCGCACAATAATCTACAAGGTGCAAGAGCAATGGCTCGGCACATGTATGAAGGCGGCGAGATGGGTGATGCAGTCGGCACATATATCGTAGAGTCCGTTGGCAACCTAATTCAGCTAAACGAATTTGTGCGTTATGCGCGCACCAACAAGCTGATTAACGAGAACAGCGAAGACATTATTGCAACGGTTCAAGAAAACATTGCAACACTACGCGGCGAGCTAAAAGGCTTGACTGGCGCAAATTCCTATGCTAAAATAAGCGAAGCTATTGCAGCGCGCGAAGCTAGCGTACTAGAGGAAGACGATACCGATGATTTGAAAGACATGTTTACTGTACGTAAATTTGACGAGAAATTCGGTGATACACTACCATTGGTAAACAGACTTATGAACGAGAAAACTGCATGGCGTAACGCATTAGTCGAAGCAAGCACACAAACTGTTTGGCTGGATGCTAAAGAGGCATTGTCCGAAGTTGATATCGTAGAATTTGACAGCCCCGTACAGCAAATGGGTTATAAGATTCAGAAAGTTGCAAACCGAATGGTCGAAACCGGTGATCTAAAAAATGTTGTAGGCCGAGTTGCAGGCAAGCTAATCGAAGGCAGCACACTTTCCGAGTTTGAAAAGACTATTGTACGTAATGTAATGGAAAATGCTAAAGTCCAAGAAGAAAAAGTTTGCGAAAATTGTGACTGCGAACCTTGCGAATGCGAGAAAAATACGTTTGAAAGTATTTTGGCTGGCTACGATCTTAAGATGAAGATGCTTGAGCATGAGGATATTTTCGTTGAAGGTGATTTCCCGGCACAAGGGCACGACCAGGAATGCGCATGGTGGGCAGGATGCCACAACGATGCAACAACAACTGAGCCGCACCCAATCTTAGGTGATGTGCCTATTTGTGATAGATGTGTAGGAAAGCTGCGTAAGATTGAAGGGCTAGACGAAGCAGAAGGCGATACATGTATTCGCTGTCGCAAAGGTACAATGGAAACTGGCGACACAATGACGGGTGCTGCGGAACAATGCAATCGTTGCGGCTATCAGCGTCAAGTAAGTGAGACGTCAGATATTTTAGGCTATGATCCAGAAACACAATGGATGGATCCCGCAGGCGGCGTACACGATAATGATGAGGAAGATCCAAGGGCAATGTATGAGGATGACAGCGACAATACTATAACGAAGCTTATTTCGCGCAGTTTTTCGACATCTACAATGGGCGAGCGCCTTGTGAAAGACCTCGGTATGAAACAAACATTTCGTCGTTCTGGAGATAACGGAGTAGAAACAGTTTATAGTGGCGAACATCAAGGTGTGCCATTTGAGGTTGTTACAACAATGACTCGGCACATGGGTGACTTTACAGACCTTGTTCTATCACGCGACAACTTCCCATCCAAGGCAGCGATGGAACGCTTTTATCGAGATATAAAGAACAAGCTTACTCATCAGCGTTACAATGAGGAATCTATCAGCGAAGAACCAGGCGATTGGGATCACGGCTACAACTACGAAGGTGGTGGAAATGTCGATCCCGAAGATTTTATGGATGATTGTCAGGTATGTGATGGCACTGGCAAACACCACGGCGAAGATTGTGAAAATTGCGACGGAGAAGGCTACGTCTAATAAACCGCCACGGCGCAAGCGAAAACGATAAATAATATTGTCTGTTAAAAAGCTTGACAGATGACTTAAGATGCAGTATAATGTGTAAACATGATATGCATCGACTCAATATAAGACTAATGCACTTATGGCGAGAAACATGGTATGCATTTTGGCTATTATAATAATTACATTAAGGAGAATTAATCATGGCTACGCTACAAGAAATACGTGCTAAATTACAAGCACTCGAAGACAAGAAAGCAGGAAACAAACAATCGTTCGGATCCTCACTAGTATACCCCTTTTGGAATGTTGGAGAAAACGTACCAGTAAATATACGTTTCCTACCTGACGCCGACCAAGACAACACCTACTTTTGGAAAGAACTACAGATGATAAATCTTGAGTTCCCAGGAGTTAAGGGCGGGGACGAAAGCAAGAAAGTATATGTGAAAGTACCTTGCGTTGAAATGTGGGGCGATGTATGCCCAGTTCACGCTGAACTACGTCCGTGGTTCAAGGATACATCATTGGAAGCAACAGCGCGTAAGTACTGGAAGAAACGTTCATACATTTTCCAGGGCTTCGTTATTGACAACCCAATTCCTGAGGACGCAGAAAGCGCACCAGAGAATCCAATCCGCAAGTTTAGCATCGGACCACAGATCTTCAATCTAATTAAAGAAGCACTGATGGATCCAGAGATGGAAACATTGCCTACGGATTACCTCAACGGTATTAACTTCCGCATCATACGTACCAAGAAGCCAGGTGGCGAATACAACGACTACAATACGTCTAGTTGGAGCCGCAAGGAAACTTCACTCACCGAAGATCAGCTTGAGGCAATCGAGAAGTACGGTCTGTTTAATCTAACTGACTGGGCTCCGAAGCGTCCAACAGCCGAAGGCGTAAATGCAATTTTCGAGATGTTTGAAGCATCCGTTGAAGGCGACCTTTACGATCCAGAGCGTTGGGGCACGTTTTACAAGCCTTGGGGTCTAGAGATTGAAGGTTCCAACTCCAGTTCCGATAGCGACGACGATGACGACACAACCGCAAACGCAGCACCGACGAAGGCAGCACCAGCAGCAAGCCTAACGGTAACGCCAGCAGTCGAAGAGAAGGAGACCGTTACTGAATCTCCGAGTGTTTCGGCACCTACGTCGACATCCGCGCAAGATATTCTTGCTAAGATTCGGGCTCGCACAACAACCTAATAATTAGGGGCAGGAAACTGCCCCTTTTATTTCACTGGAGAATAATCATGGTACGTCCATTTAATCCCGACAAGTTTCGGAAAGGTATTACAAAGTCCATTAAAGGTATCTCAGCAGGATTTAACGATCCGACTGACTGGGTGTCTACTGGCAACTATACACTTAACTATCTTATCTCAGGCAGATTCGAAGACGGAATCCCGCTAGGTAAGGTCACATGTTTCGCTGGCGAATCAGGCTCAGGAAAGAGCTATATCGCAGCAGGAAACTTAGTACGCAATGCACAACAGCAAGGCATCTTCCCGGTCATTCTCGACTCAGAAAATGCGCTCGACGAAGCATGGCTTCAAGCTATCGGTGTTGACACAAGCCCCGATAAATTGCAGCGATACGGAGTCTCAATGGTCGATGACGTTGCAGGCATTTTAACTGCATTCATTAAAGACTATGAACTAGAATACGGAAAAGAAGCACCCGAGGATCGCCCGAAGATTTTGTTCGTTGTTGATTCTCTAGGCATGCTATCTACTCCGACCGACGTTGCACAATTTGAACGTGCAGATATGAAAGGCGATATGGGCCGTAAGGCAAAGTCTCTCAAGGCACTAGTGTCACAAACGGTAAATCGGATTGCACAATGGAACATCGGTTTCGTTGCAACAAACCACACATACAAATCACAAGACATGTTTAATCCTGACGATGTGATCAGTGGTGGTGGTGGTGTTTTGTTTGCTAGCTCAATCATAGTTGGCATGACTAAACTAAAGCTCAAAGAAGACGAAGATGGAAACAAGATCACACAAGTTAAAGGAATTCGATCCAAGTGTAATATTGTTAAGTCTAGGTTTGCAAAGCCGTTTGAAAGTGTCCAGGTTCATATTCCGTTTGATACAGGAATGGATCCATACTCAGGATTGTTTGATATGATTCTTGAAATGGGAATTTTGACCAAAGAGGGTAACAGCTATGTGTTTACTTCTCCGATTGATGGCGAAGTAGTCAAGAAGTTCAAGAAAGCATGGAACAAGAATGACGACGGCTGTCTTGATCGTATTATGGCAGAATGGGATCAAATCAAGAAAACTGTAAATCATAACCTTGCAGATAAGATTATGTCCACTACTGAAAACGATGTCGTTGAT